TTTCCGACGCGCGACGGGTCCCGTCTCGCGTCGGAAAGTCTCAACCGTGATGCGCGAATATCACGACGGGGACTTGAAGTCCTCGAGCGGGCATGCGGTCACAAGTCCCGCGCAGGCGAAGGCCATTGCCTTAAGCGAAGGCCGACGCGTCCTGAAAAAGAAATGACCGAACGCCACCTAGACATCCGTGTGATGTCTGCTACACTCATAAAAGATTAGGGCGTTTGCCCTAAGACTGCCTGAGTTTACTCACGGCGAACACGTTCGAGGAACACCGCCCATGCACTCGTCGGCAGACGAACACGCGGACGGCGACTCATCGAGCACTCGAATGAGGTGAAAGATGGCAGAGGACGTCGAGAGCATTCCCGTCGAAGGCGGGGAGGTAAGTGAACCCACAGGAGACGGCGACACCAGCACAGGACAATGGCCCGCAGAGGTTCAGGCCGAATATACCAAGAAAACCCAGGCGCTTGCCGAAGAGCGAAAAGCGTGGGAGGCCCATCGGTCCCAGGAACACCAGCGATTGCAGCAGTACCAGAACCAGTTGGCCCAGCATGGTCATGCCCAGCAACAGGCCGCGCAACAGGCGAGCCAACAGCAGGCACACGAGCAGAACGGGTCAATGCTCGATCAATTGCGAAAGATGTCGTACATTGACGGGAATACTGCCGCACAGCTGATGGAACGGATCATCAATGAAGGGCTTACCCCGATGCACCAGCAGCAACAGCAGCGCGATCAAGCACTGTCTATGCTGGCTCGTGAGAACAAAACGCTGAAAGCGGCGATGGAGCAATCGCAGGGAAAGCAGGCCGAACAGGACCTCACCACGAAGTATGCGTCAGTTCGTGATCAACATGGACTTCCCGACAACGAACACATCAATAGGTTGCTCAAGGATGTGTATCTCTCGTATACCGACTGGGGTGAAAACAGCACGGAATACGGCGAGAAGATCGGGAACCGTGTAGAGGGGTTGCGAAAGACGTTCCGGGAGATGGACCGTGAGGCCGCGTTGAAGGCGAAACAGTCACCGTTCCCGTCACGGGGCGGCGAATCCTCGCTCACAAGCGGCAAGACGGGTGGGTATAAAACCCCCGAGGAGCGCACCAACGAACTGTGGCCGATGTTGAATCCTGGGCAGACGGAATAAACGCCGCCCTCCTGCGTAGTGGCAGCAGGCCACACATAGGAGCGTCATGGCGAGTACCACTGATGTTATCGAAGCACTGAAATACACCTACGGGGTCGATCAGGTCCTGCACCTCGTCAACCAAGAGGTCGTCTGCTGGAATATGTTCCAGAAGATGGCGAAACCGGTTGGCGGGCGTGGGCAATTCATCATGCCGATCATGGTGAAGAACCCCGGTGCGTGGACGGGGCTCGCGGAAGGGGGCACACTTCCGTCAAATCTCGACCCAGACACCACCGAGGCAACGTTCTCCCTCACGGAATTTGCGGGTCTCTACAATATGTCTTGGAAACTGCTCCAAGACGCCCGGAATTCAAAGTTTGCCTTTCAGACCGCCCTCAAGATGATGGAGGCGGGGTTCAGGCGACGCGTCCTGAAGCTCCTCAATGCCGATCTCATCTCGGACGGGTTGGGTAAACTCGCCGTGTTGCCCGCAGCGGACAACGACACCACCATTACGGTCAACGCGCTCCCCAGCGTGGACTTGGGCCTCGTGGTTGATGTCATGGACGCGAGCGACAACAACACCAAAATCGGGGACTCCCGCACGGTCACGGCGATTGATACCGCCAATCGGACCATCACTATTAGTGGGGCGTCCTTGAGCGGCACCGCCGCTGGGGACTACTTTGTCATTCAAGACACCGTAGCGACCGCTTACTCGTATCACACCAACGGACTGCTGGGCATCATTGACAATGCGGATCCGCCGGCCCCCAAGGGTGATTTTGGTGGGATCGACCGGGGCACCGCCGGCAATGAGTTCTGGGAATCCGTGGTGCTGGACAATAGCGGGACGAATCGGGCGCTCACCGAAGACCTCATGATGCAGCTTGAGGACAACGTGCGCGAAAAGGGTGGGGCATCCTTGAACACCTACCTCTCGAATCTGGCCGTGGTGCGTCGATACCATGAACTCCTGCGCGAAGACACTTACTTCGCGATGGGATCCCCGAAGCAGTTCGACAGTGGCGTGGGCGTGGGCCGTGAAGGCGGTGCCCAGCAGAAAGGCAAGGATGGCGGCGACGGACGCACCATCTATCGCTTCTCTGGAAAACCCTGGCACGTCGATCCGTACTTCGCGGCAAACACCATCATTGGGATGGACACCAAGCACTTCTACATCGGGCATGGCGAGAATGCGGTGCCGCGTCCGGTGTCGGAAATCTTCGACAATACGCCGTTCTTCCGACAGACCTCAAATACGACCTTTGAGGTGGCGTGGTACTGGCAGGGCGACCTGCTCAGTGATAACCCCGCTGCTGGCGCGAAAATCGAAGACATTGCTGAATCGTAAACTGAGTAGGTGAGGGGGAGGGCTCTGTCCTCCATGTCCTACCAGGGATGCACGCGCACCCCTCCCCCTCGCTTCGCCAGGAGACATCATGGGGATCAAAGCGATTGCACGGTTAGCTCCGGTTCTTGTCCAATATCGTACGTCAGCCGGTGAAGCGGCGGATGTCCATATCTTCGTCGCGGATCGGGACTACGAGATCATGGATGTGCGGGAAACCCATAGCGTGGTCGGCGCGGGTAGCAGCACGTTGGATGTCGGCGTGTCGGCGTCGGGCACGGCCCCGGCGAGTCTCACCACGGCGCTGAGTTCCGCCTTTGCCCTCGACAGCACGGTGAATGTGCCCGTGCAGGCGACGTTGACCACAACGCTGGGGAATCGGCTCATTGATAAGGGGGAGCAGCTCTCCGTCAACATTACGGGGACTGTCACGAATCTCGAGAGCAGCGTGAGCGTGATCTTGAAGCCGATTCGGAATAATTCCAGTTACTAAGGAGGCGCATGAAGACGGTTGAAGAGTTCGATCCGGCGACCTACTCCCTTGAGGAGAATGAGTTCTTCTTGAAGCACCTGGGTGAATCACCACTGGCGGTGATGCAGCACCCCCTGCCGACCGGCGTGAATCCGGCAGCGGTGCAGTCGGGATTGGGGCGGATCTACGAACTCGCGCAGCTCGAGGAGCATCAGGGCGTCAAATGGGTCGGTCTCGAGAAGATTGCCGCCTCCATGACGTGCTACCTGACTGAACGCGCCAAGTGGAAGGACATGGCGAAGCGCGGGGCGCCGGCGCTGCCGTCCATGCACGCGTGGGACGGCAAGGGACGCCCCCATCGAAGCGGAATCGGTTCGGATTCTGGCAAGGTCTCGACCTATTTCGCCGAGAATGGCGAACGAAAACGCTTTGCGGTTCCATTGGTCGATATCATCCCGGAAGCCTTCTCAGCCCCATGGGTCAAGAAGGAGGAACCGATTCCCGATGCCTGCGTCGAGGACGCCGAGAAGGGCACCATGCAATGTCCCATCGATGGCTATTCCACGTCATGGAATGTGGACTCCCGGCAGGCGTATAACTTGGCACGGGCGCGAATGGCGCGGCATTGCAAGACGAGCAAGGATGTCCGTGTGCAGGAGTTCGGAGTCAAGGTCTTTGGATGACGATGACGCCCCCGATTGAGACGGAACTCAAATATTGGCATCCGAATCGCTTTGGGGTGCGGTTTGCGCCGCAGCCCTTCCGTGGCGACCTGCGGGCCGTGCATCCCGACCTCGATGTGACGTGGCACCCGGTGCGGGAACGCTGGCTCGTCTGGTATCGCCGCCCGCGCATCGCCCATCATCTCTGTCCGGGGTGGCTACTCCTGTTCGTCGTTGAAACCTCCACCGGGGGGTATGTACCCTTGGACGCCCGGACCTTTGCCGCCGTCTATGAGCAGAGCGGATTCAAGTGGGGATCGGGAAAAGCCTATTGGGCGCGGGTCGAGCGGGAAGCCCAGCGTGAGCGGGAGGACGCTGACGCCGAACGAGAGCATGTTTTGGAGGATGTGGGGTCCGAACATTGGGACCACACCAAGATTCAGGTCAGCATGCGCGGGTCGTCCAATGGCAGCAAGTTCGTCCGACATCATGCAGGAGACTAAGCATCATGGCGACCGGGCAGACCATCCTCAACCTGATGGAGGCGCTTGATCGGGGGCTACAGCTCCAGTCCGGTGAATCCGGTGTCACCCTCGCCCTTCGGGCCGCCAATGCCGCCCAGGACTACCTGGAGTCGCTGCTGGCCCTCCAGCCCAACAGTTTCCTCTCCTCGACCGGCACGGTCACAACCACGGCGGATACCGAGACCACCACCTTCCCATCCGGGCTGATCCGCCTCGACCGGTTGCAATACCTCAACGCCTCTACAAGTCGCCCCGCGTGGGATCTGGAATGGGTGGGTTATATCGGCGACCAAAATGGCGCACAGCTAACCGATTCCGGCGTGCAGCTCGATACCACGTCCACGGGTAAGCCCCGACGCTACTCCACCAATGGGCGCAATATTTACTGGGGGCCGCTGCCCGACGCCACGCATTCAGTGCGCTATTACGGGCTTGTCGCGGCTGACGACATCACGGCGTCGGGGACGTTCGCCTATCCCGATATCGCGATCACGGCGGTCGCGGATTACGCCGTGAAGTTGCTCCGTATCGGGAAGGATGATGATGCCCAGTCCGTCTCGGCGGTGGGGGTGGAAATCTTCACGCCCTGCATCGAACTGCTTGGACGCTTTAACCGCGACCGGGCACCAGGGTATGACTATCGGTATTACCACTCGACCTAGGGAGGCGTGATGGCGAAGCAGGTTGATTTTCAAGACACCCGGGACGTGCAGCTCGTGAAGCGGGCAGTTATTGATGATGCGTCCAGTGGGGATAACACGCTGGTGGCGGCGGTGACCGGGAAGAAGATCCGTGTCTTGGCCCTTGTCGCCACGATGACCGGCACGGCGGTGACAATTCGCTTTGAGGACGGCGCGGGCGGCACGGCCCTGACTGGGCAGATGGGTCCCACGGCGGGCCAGACGCTCGTGTTCCCCTTTAACCCGGTCGGGTGGTTCGAGACCTCCGATAGCACCTTACTGAATATGGAACTCGGCGGGGCGCAATCGGTGGACGGGGTACTGGTCTACATCGAGGCGTAAATGGCACCACGACGACGCAAGCGACGACCGACGCCTCCATCACCACCTCCATTGAGTACAGGAGAGCCATTTGATTTTCGTCCAGTACTTGGAACAGGTCCGTTTATTAGGGGTAGCGAAAGATGGCGCGGTGAGCCAATTAAGGACCCAGAGAACCCATTTCTTTCTCCAGCATATCACTATGATGATGACATTCTTGGCGCACTCATGGGGGCGTATAGAGGCGTTGTGACTCCAGAGTTTTTAATGCGAATGACAGAGGGTCCTATTCCACAGCAGGATTT